TGAGAATTAATTAAAACTATTCCTTTTTCTAATTTTTTCCTGTATATTTTAAGTAATATAATATGGGAATGAAACAGAAAAATAAATTTATAATGGATACCGATTGGTTATTTGACGGTATTCTTGACGCTGAACAAAAACAATATGTTTTATTGGACTACTTCCAAAAGATGAATAAACATCTTGAGAGAATGGAGGTCTACCCAATGTTCATTGAACTTTCACTACATTTAGGGAATATACAGACCTTACTTACACAAAATAAAATTTTATATGTTGATAGGAAATTAACCACCAATGATGATGAACTAGTGTTATCTGATTTGAAGGTTAAAGACATTCCCGTTTTAGATGATGAGGAAGTCATTGAATATCAAAAAATTTTAAAAATTAGTCAACCACAACTACACGACTATTTTAATTTTGCAAAATCAATTTGGAGTATTGTGTATGATTCAATTGATGTTGTAGTAAAGAAAAACAAAAACAATCTACAAAGTAAATCAGGGTTTTTTTCATATAAAACACCTGAAACGTTATACATTTGGCAATATACGACAAGAAAGGTGTATAAAACCAAAGGACAAACAAAAACATCTTTAAAATTAATTTTCAAAGGTCAACAGGATAGTTTGACTATACCGGAAATAATCTCTACTTTTTCAAAAACATACGAAAAAAATAAAGAAGAAGATTATCCAATCTTTGAGGTATTTTGTAATGATGTGTTTCCGTTAGAGGAAACGTTAGTTCCAATATTTAAAAGAAAAATATTATCGTATGTTAATCAGAATGTTAAAATAACAAGAAAATTATTATCATAATGGACAAAAAACAAATCAAATCATTGATGGATAAGTTACGACAACCAATCCATATCAGTTACATCTCCAAATATATTCTTAGAGAGAATTTAGATGAAACTAAAAAACAATTAGATATTTTAATCTCTGAGGGATATATTAAAGAAAGTACTTTAAGTGGTGGATACTATGTGGCTATCTAAAAAAACATATAACATTGGTTATCGTTGTAGTCAGACCGTGATTAAGTTTTTTAAGTACTCAATTTTATATAGTACGTCACCATCCGGATGGTCTATTAGATTTAACAATGGGGTTGGTGTTAATGTTACCACTAAACCGTTATTTTCGGTTAGAAATGGATATAAGAAGAGTATTAAGTTAGGAAAATATTATATAGTAAAATTATGAGTAAAGAAATGGTAAACCACCCGGAACATTACGGTGGTCAGGACAATCCGTATGAGGTTGTAAAAGTGTGTGAAGCTTGGGGTCTTGATAAAGATGCTTACATCTTCAATGTTGTGAAATATGTTGCAAGAGCAGGTAAGAAAGATACTGATAAAGAACTTCAGGATATGAAAAAGGCGTTGTGGTATTTGAATCGTAAAATTGAACGTCTTGAAAGTGGTAGTTGATATTGATGAATACGCAGAAGGTGCGATTCTATTGGATGGATTAGAGGGTGCAATCGTTGGGATTGTTGAGGAGTTTGGTTCTCCGGGTAGAAAGATATTATATTCAAAACGAGAGATATTAAATATCCTACAAGAAAGAGACCTAATGACTTATGGTGAGGCAGAAGAGTTTTATGATTATAACATATTAGGGTTACACGCGGGTGAACAAAACGCAGTGTTTTTAGATTTAGAAATGACACCAATTAAAAAAGAAGATGGTTGGGAATACCAATTAAAAGAGTAAGATGATAGAAACAGGAAAGATAATTAATGGTGATTGTATTGAGGTAATGAAAACATTCCCTGAAGGTTCGATTGATTTATTGGTGACATCACCACCATATAATGTAAACATTTCGTATGATGTTCATAAGGATGATTTACCGATGGAGGAGTATTACGAGTGGTCAAAGGATTGGTTGAGAGAAGCATTCCGAGTATTAAAAGATGATGGTAGGATTGCGGTGAATGTTCCAAATGAATTAAATGTTCAAGAAAGAGGTGGAAGAATATTATTTGTTGCTGAATTTTGGATGATGATGAAAGAAGTTGGGTTTAAGTTTAGTGGGTTAGTTGACCTTACAGAAGATAGCCCACACAGAGTTAGACAAACGGCTTGGGGTTCTTGGATGAGTGCATCAGCACCTTATGTTTACAATCCAAAAGAATGTATCATTTTGGCGTATAAAAAAAGTAGTAAGAAATTAGCGAAAGGAGTTTCACAATGGTTGGGAACACCAACTGAGGTTACTACTGAAGATGGTAAGGTTAAAAACAAAATGGTTTATCAGGATGAAGACAAGAAAGAGTTTATGAACTTGGTGTTTGGTAGATGGGAATATTTTGCGGATACTAGGTCATTAACTAAAGCTACATTCTCAATGGACATTCCATCAAAGGCGATTAAAATATTGTCTTATAAGAACGATATTATTCTTGACCCTTTTATGGGAAGTGGAACATCAGCATTTGCTGCTGAGTTATTAGATAGACGATGGATTGGAATTGAGTTGTCTCCTGACTATACAGAGATTGCGAGAAAAAGAGTTCAGGTGTTAATTGATGAACGAAAACAAACAAAATTAGAGTTAAAAGAAGAGGTATTATAACCTCTTTTTTGTTTTCCGTATATTTATAGATAAAACATTTATTATGACAAAAAGATTTATAATTACTGAAGAAGAAAAAGATGATATCCTTTCTAAATATGGTTTAGTTAGTGAGCAAATGAATCAACAAAAAGCGGTTGATGTTCAAATGGAAAAAATTAAACCTGAAATGGGTGGTAAATATTGTTTTGGTGACTCAAAACGACTTCAATCAGCTTATGGTTATAATGTTAAATTATATAAAGTTAAGTCAGGTGATACATTGAGTGATATTGCTTCAAAACATCCTGGTGTTACGACCGTTGATGACCTTATTAGAATCAATAAAGGTTGTTCGGTAAGTAAGGGTTTGAAGAGTGGTGATGTTATTGCAATTGTGTTAATGCCTGAAATGTAATATGAAAAAACTTATAAAAGAAAGTGGATTAAGAGATATTAACGCTCTTGCTAAAAGATATCCAAAGGCTGAAATATATTTCCACCAAGATTTAGATGGTGTTACCACGGCTATTGCTATGAAACAATACCTTGAGAATAATGGTATTAAAGTAGTTGACGCTCACATTATTCAATATGGAGACAAAGAGTTTGCTGTAAAGAAGAATGACGCTAAAGGGGACGTGATGCCGGTCTTAGTAGATTTTGCTCACGGAAAACCAATGTTTGTGATTCATACGGACCACCACGATAGACAAGCCGGTGCTGAAGATACTAAATCAACATCTTTTAGAAGTTCTCGTTCAAATGTTGAAACTATATCTCAGGTTGTATCACCAAAAGAATTATTCCCATCCTCAGACATATTACTTATTTCAACAGTAGACTCTGCAAACTATGCGGTTAATAACATTTCAGTTGATGAAGTGATTTCTTATTTATTTAAATTAGATAAAGATAAGTCATTGCAAAAAAATAAAATGTTAATGGGGTTAGTTGTAAATAAATTATTGTTAGCATTTAAAAATAAACCAGGGTTTTTAGAAACTTTGGTTATGGATTGTACTCCGTCATTATTGAATATATTACACACCATTAAAAAGATAATGGTTGAGAAAGGTTATGCAAAACCTGAACAACTTGAAACAAATAAGAATGAGTATGTTAAGTCAATGCAAACTAATTCTAATGTTAAAGTGTTGGGTAATGTTATAGTTCAATATGGAGGTGGTTCAATGTTTAAACCAGGTTCATATGATAGATATACACCATTTAAAAATAATCCCGAGGCTGACTTTATTGTTATTGCTTGGCCATTAGGATTGGTTCAAGCATCTTGTAATCCATTCAAAAGTGAACGTCAATTAAAAGGTGTTAACTTAGGTGAGATTGCTCAAGAGGTATTATCAAAATGGGAAAGTCAATTAAAACAAAGAGAAATTCCATTATCAACAATAAAATGGATTTCAGAGTCATCAAAAGATTTTAATCAAGAATCAACAGGATTTACATTCAAAGATTTTGTTGCATTATATGGTAAAGAATTTAAAAATATGGAAGATGGTAAGGAGAAGTTAATCCACATTGGTGAAATGATGGAAAAACCTTTTTCAGAATTACCTGAAGAACATAGAAAAATGTTAGATGACATTAATGTGAATGCTTGGGATTTTATTCAGGCAAATAGTGGAGGACACAAATGTATTACAAACATATCAGGATTAAACTTTATGGGTAGAAGTAATAGACCACCAAAAGGGAATTATAAATACAATGCAGATTCGGAAGACTCTCCTTATATTAAGTTTACAAAAATGATTCAGAATGAGTTTGTGAAATTATTACAGGAGAAGATAAATCAATCGTAGTGAATAACTTTATCACCGGATTTAATATTTAACTTTTTACAGGTTCCACCTTGAAGTTCAAGTATCATATCACCTTCACCACAATAGTTTCTACAATCTTTGTTTTTACAAGGGGGACAGTTGTGGTGAATTTTTGTTATAATGTCATTTTCTATCATAATGATATCTAATGGTGTTATACAATTTTTCATCCAAAAACAATGTTGTCCTTCGGACATAATAAATAACATACCATTAAAGGTATCGTCAAAATGTTTGTTCATCATTCCTTGACTAGTGTCTTTGGATGTGATGAGAGTTTTGACTTTAAATTTATTTTTGTTTATAGTTAATTCCATATACATATAAATACACAAAAAAATATAAAATGAAAGAAGTTAAACGATATTCCGGTGTAATTGTCAAATGTGGTGATGAGGTATTACTATGTAAAAGAAATACTAATGATTCTTTACCGGGTCAATGGAGTATACCTTGTGGTCATTTAGAAAAAGATGAACATCCAATGGATGGTGTTAAAAGAGAATTTGAGGAAGAAACAAATTATACATTAGACAATAAATTAAAATTAGTTGGGTTTGTTAAGAGATATAATCGTGATGGTTCAGAGGTAAAAGGATTGATGTATGTCTTTATGATGGAGACAGATGAAAGAATAAATCCAGACTTGGAAAACGCTAAAGATGGTGAAGAACACACAGAATGTGGGTACTTTGACCTTGAAAATCTGCCATTTGATGATAAAAGTGACCAATTATGTAGATTAATTATGAGAATCTTAAAGAAAGATTGATTTTTCTAATTTTATTGTATATTTATTAATTCATTAAGCCAACAACCCCTTTCTTATGGTTGGACTTTATAAAACCCTCAACAGAGTAAATTTTGTTGAGGGTTTTTTTTGTTTATATCAAAAATAGTTATATCTTTGTAAAAAATTAATAGAGATGGAAAAAGAATTTGTACCTTATGAACAAGCATTAGTTTTAAAAGAATTGGGGTTTGATGAGTCTTGTTTAAAAAGTTATGGTATTGATGGATTATTAAATCAAAATGACCATTCACTATATCTTTCAGCACCACTATACCAACAATCATTTAGATGGTTTAGAGAGAAGTATGGTTATGATGTATCAATCAAAAAATGTAGACCAACTGAATATAAATTTGTGATAACACAATCATTTGTTGAAAACGATTATTATTTTATTGATTACCCGTTTCCATCTCACGAAGTTGCCGGACTTGAATGTCTTAAAAAATTAATTGAAACCGTAAAAAGAAAAAAATTATGAATGGATTAATTGTTGTATTGGGTGTTATTTTAGGTGTTATCTTATTGTTGTTAGCAACGATAGGTGTTGGAGGTTCAGTTAAGGATAATTATAGAAAGAAAAAATGTAAGAATTGGAAAATTGGGGATAAACTTATTTTAACTCGAGTTGGTGATTACACTTCAATTCTAAAACAACATCGTAAAGAATATGCGACTTTAAAAGGTTGGTCTTTGACAGATTTGTATATTGATTGTGGTGCTGGTTTGGTTCATAAAGTTGATTGGGATGTGTTGCTTACTAATAAATCTGACGTATGGAGACAAAACTATGAGGAAGCTAAAAAAGTAATGGGTGTTAATCCTGGTTTTAGTGGGGGTATTGGTGATGAATCAGAAACTACCGGTAAAAAAGTTGACGGTAAACCGGTGGACTTGATGAATGAGATTGAGTGTGAGGTATATTTGAAACAAGCTATTGAGAATGAGGACTACGATACTGCGGAGTTAATTAAAAAACGAATGGAAAAATTTAGATAAGATGGAAAAGACACATATTGATAAAATTAGACAGACAGTTAACATTATTTGTGAACAAAATAATCTAAAACAACCTTTAACTGTTCCATCCGCAGGTAAATTGATTGCGGAATATAACGGGATTGATTACGCAATTGAATTATTTGAAAATGTTTATATTGAATGTAAGGAAACTCCGAATAGGGATAACCCATTTGCTTTTGCTGCTTACAAATCAACTTTAGAAACAATTTTATATCCGATGAAAAAATAAACTAAAAAAGTTTGGTATAATAAAAAATAGTATTATCTTTGTACTCACAAAAGAAATAAATATGACTACATCAAATTACACAATCAGAATTGAGAACGAGAAGTTCGGGAAACTATTAAGTGAAACATTCGTGGATGCAATCCAATTCAAGTTATTCTTGAAGATGGTTCAGGGTTGTCTTGAGTTGAAAAACGATTTGACGTTCTTCAACGGAACGGATTTTTTAATTCACGTTCCACACAAATATTTGGTGGATTCAATTATTGTTACATCAACATTTGAAATGTCGTTGGCTGACCATATGAGAAGTAAAGTAGAAGCATTAGTAACTAAATAATAATAAGGTATGAGCACAAATTATTACAGAATACCAAAAGCCGGTGAGATTAGATTGAAATACCTTGACTTGGTTGAGAAAATAAACGATTTGGACATATGGAGTTCAGAGAGTATAATGAATGAGTTTAGAGACATTGAGAAAGGTTTTGAGAGATGGTCTGCTTGGGATGAGTTCATTGATGGATTGAAGATTCATATTGGAAAGAGAAGTTCAGGGTGGAAATTTTTATGGAACTTTCAAGATGGAAAATTCTACACTAATAAGGAAGAACTACTTAAGTTCATTCGTTCAGGTAGAATTGTTAATGAATATGGTGAATTACAAGACACCGAAGAGTTCATTAAGATGGCTTTGGAGTGGGGACAACCGGATGGTTATGTATTGGATGATAATTATATTAAAGAACAAAGTAGATTGGCTCATTATAAACCTTTCACCGATATGTCCAAGTATTATGATAAAGAAGTTGACGGACTTAGAGTATCATCAACAGCTGAGTTTTCCTAGTTCTCTTTAAAG